CTGCGGTCCTCAAAACATGAGAATCCGGACTGACACGCGTACCGACCAGTGTGACTTACCGTCACACAAGTCGATGTTCTGCGTAGGCGACGTCCCGTGTTATCCCGGAACGTTACGATTGGCGTATCAACCACTTTAGACAGTGGTGATACATATCCAGAGATTCCGGTATACACCGCAATTACAGCGGCTACCATAGACTCTGGATAATCTTGATGGCGTTGATCACCAAATGAATCAGTGAATCGATCGCCACCACGAAGTCCAAGCCAAAGATATGGCTCATGGCGTACCTCCTTCCGTTTGTCAGGCGTTAGCCTTAAGAACGTGAATCGGTATACTCCATTGCCAACATGCTTCGGTTTGAGGCTGTCGTAAGCTGTCAGAAAAGAATGACAACCTAAGTAATGACATTTAATACCCGCATCATCTGGATAGTCGCCAGGCACAACTTTCGCCTTTTGTACAACACGACTAAGCTCCGACATCAAGTAATTCAATGTCATGCCGATCTCATGCTCAGACCAACGCATCAACAAGCCGTTGATGTATTTATAGAGCATAGCCTCGTAAGCTTTACTACTTACGTTCGCAGGGCCATTCCTTGGTTGGAATGGTCGAACATCCACCCCGTGGTAGTAATCACCACCACAGGACTCCCTGAAATTACCCTCGTGATAGGTTTTATCAATATTAATCACGAAGCCTAATTCCTCAAAAAGCCGGACTACATGCTCATGCATGCGATGATGATAAATCATGTCATCGCCATACACAGATATGAGTCTTTTGTCGAGGCCGTTTCTTGAACAACAAACGACCTCTATCGACTTTAAAAGGGCCAGGAAGACTAACGTTTGCAACGGGAATGTATACCCGATTCCCATCGTACAGAAAGTCAAACTCTGCACGACTGTATCATTTGGTAAGGTAACGTTACCTATGCGATTGGCGATTAAAATATCGTACCAATCCTTCGGAAATAAACGTTCCACAAGTGCAACCGAAATACTATCGGAAGCACTTGATAAGTCAGCAGTAACATGAAGACCATCCATGCTAGCTGATTTAGCCAACAACTTATGACGCTGTTGAAGCGTCCTAATATTGTAGCCATTCCGCTGCAATCTCTTACGTAACATCTCACCTAAACCATAGCTCTGATAAGAGCCAATTGTGGTATTCGGCATGATTGCGCGCAGAGACTTAAACGTCTTTGGGACTAGCGTCAGCCTCAGTGAGTCGACCTCCTGGAAGATGGATCCTTGCGGATCACTGTCTAATTGACCGGCCAAATATTCTCTGACAGAATCAATACCGTGCATTTCTGCACTGAACCAGAGGATCTGATCTAAGGAACCGGAAATTGGAATTGCCCACCGCTCGGCTTCACAAGCCTTACGAGCAGGTATCCCAACCGATGCCTTTTTCCCGAACCGGGAGAGGTCACGACATTCTTCGTCGTTGTACACGCCAATAATTTTGGCAATGTAACTTGCAGCAACGTCCAAAACGGTCTGAGCTTGCGAGCTCAAACACGCTAAGTCTTGCTTTTGCAAGCGATTCTGAGTTTCGAGAAAGCTATTAATAGCCTTATCCTCCAACTCATCATCCGTATAGATGTCATTACGAAACCTATACCTCTTCAAAACCGATTGAATCTGGTATGTCGTCTTGTATTCATAGGGCGACAACCCATCTTTCGGCTCCGGACTCGTACTACGTATCCTTGCTGGAACACCGGCCCGTAATGCAGCCTGATGTTCCCAGCAATAGCAAGGATCGTTAAGTACTACCTGGAAATCCCTGAGTAGGGATGCTGCAACATTCTGCATCATCCGATCTGTGGAGAATTTATCTCCCGATTTGCGTCCAACGGACGTGTTACTCATACTACCTCCTGTGTGGTTCTAGTGAGGTAAAAGCATCGGCTTACGAAAGTGTGCCGATAGCCCAGAAGTCCACCGCATCTGCGTCAACGAGCATCTGTGCCATAAGCTTATTCAGCTCAAGGACATCTGCTGCTGGGAGATTAGGATGAACTTCGCGTTCACAACGAATCACGTTAAAAATAACGCGACCGTCTGTAAGAACAAGAGGTTTCGACAGAGACATCGATTTCTTATCCTTACCATAAACGCCGGTCTTCACATCGAGTGTAGGCTGTTTGTTTTTAACAGTCACGCGACGTCGAGTCGCATAGTCCACATCAGTGGGTACTATGAGAGAAAGACCATTTTGTATGACTTGGCCGTCTTCGGCGAAAGCCAGGGCGGAACCGCCTGATGCTGCAACAGTAGCAGCTGCGAGTAATGACATGTTTTTCAATGCCATGATGTACCTCCTTGGGATTTATCCCAATTGAGTTTGTATGTCAATGAAACTCGCCCAGGCCGCGGATAATCTTCCCGCAAACCAAAGCTAATCCATCAACAGAATGAAGTACGCCCAGGCTACCCTGAGTTAGTACGGGGTGAGTCAGAGTTGGTTGTGCGTCCCGGTTAACGACAGTGACAACGTCACTTACATCGCCAAACGGACCGTCATACCAAGCAGTTAACAGTCCACTTCTGTTCCATCCCCAATTCCCGGTACGCTGGGTTGTGGTTATGTATACAGTTGTGACCCAAGCAGCCAGAAACTGGGTGCCGAGTGCAGGCGAAACCGCCTGCAAATAACTGCCGACATTGACGAACCAATCTAACACAAATGAGTACGGGATAGTTTCCCAGAGTGTTGGCAACAGGTCTCTAGTACCAAGACCTAAAATTGCACTAGCTTTCTCTCCGGTACCGGCAGCTTCAATGCTGCGTATTACCCCGGCGTGAACGCGCATTTCGCACTTCACACTTGTGTGCCCACTAAAGCGAAAGCCCATAGTGGGTTCAATGTTGTTCGTGTAGTCACATGAAGATTCTTTCGACATGACTTGCGACGAACGGGATACTAACCGGCGCTTTTCGGACCGCTCAAATGCAAGAGCGGATTCCTTAATTATGGCATTTCCATCCATAATTAACGGCGCCCAACCATAACGCTCTTCGAGCCACGCGTTGCTTGTGGCCTTTTCGAGGCTTTTGGCTGTTTTTCCAGCATGCAACTTACGATATTTCCTCATTTTATTGAGGATGTCCGTTGCTTTGCTGAAGGGACGTCGGAGCATTCCAATCGTTGCGTCAAGATCCCGCATGATTTCCCCAGCCATGATCGGTGATGCATTAGCCTTGGCGTATGCTCCTGCCAAAGCTAACTGATACATGGCTGCCCCGTCAATGACGGGAGGGGGTGGAACTTTAGCTCCAGTTCTGATGAATCCTCCACAGCAACCTGTGAATCGGAATGCCAAGTCATCAACGTTTGGCCGTCCAACCATTAGGTCCTGATCGGTAGAACTCAACTCGGTACGCACAAGCTGCATACTGTTATTGATGATCATACCAAGCGCCCTCAAATGTGAGTAGCGCGGTGTTTTGGTATCACTCATCATACTGACTCTGCCGACCATAGTTCCGTTCCAGGGATAAATAACTGGAGTTTGATTCTTCCAGATATTTGTACACTGGGCCGGACGAAGCCGGCGTTCGTCTTTAGTACGCGTGCGACCAAATGACATACGTCCTCCATTTTATGGGGACATTACTCGGATGATGTTCAACCCATTTCAGGGCAGACACGCACTTCATAATGATCCATAAGTTAGTATTAAAGTAACCCTTGGAAGGGCTACTTACGACATCCTCTTTCCTCTCTCCTCGCTATCACAGCGATAAGTAAGGGGGGAG